ATTACACCTAAATCAAATTTTTTGAAATATTTTAATATTAATTAAAATAAATTGTGTAATTAAATCTATGGATCATTGGACAATTATCTCATCCGTAGTGTCAGCATTATTCGGGGGAGCTTTGTGGAAATATATGAGTCAAAGACTAAATGCCGAACAGCAAATAAAAAAATTAGATTACCAAACAGAAGGAGTCCTGCTTAGTAACCTAATTGATAGAGTGAGCAAGCTAGAAGCCTTGCTTATTAGCTCCTCAGAGGAGAAGGAGGCTATGAGAATTCAAATAAGTGAGCTGACCGTCCAAGTTACAGAATTGAAAGTTGAGATTAAATTCTTGAGGGAAGAAAATCAAAGACTTAGAGACGAAAGTCAAACTAAGTAGCAATTATATAAAGGTTGATTGCCTTGCTTAAAATCATTTGGATAAATATGAACAGATTGAGGACTCTTATTAGGTCTGCGAATCACCCCAGATAGGTAATCTTTGCCCTTTTTGCTTTTCTTAATCCAAAAAGCGCCAACCTCCTCCCTTTCTGAGTTGCTGGATATTTTATAACAAATTCGATCAGGTTGATTTTTAGCCTCTGAGCGATTTTTGAAGATATGAAAACACTCAGGATTCTCGTCTTCAATTATGACAGAACCAGACAAATAATTATTGCCTAATACATCTTTTTTGATCCAAAATCCACCGACTCTCTTTTTACTCCAATCACTGGAAGAGTCCTTCTGTCGCTTTAATGAAGTCTGATTTGTGTTGAGATGGGACACGTTGGTACTGACGCTTGAATCTTCTGTAATTCCTTCTTGATGTCGGGTCTTCATTGATTAATGATAATGCTTTTCTGATTTTTTTGCAAGTTTTTCCACTCATAATTTTGCTATGTAACATTCTGAGGTTTTTATAAAACCTAATTTTTTGTAAAGTTTTTTTACCTTGTCTTTTTTTGGAGATTTTTCCGAAATACTCACAGATATATATTCAAAGCCGTTATTTTTAGCGAATTTTGTTGCTGTAGCAAACAGTTTGTAACCCGCCTTGGGATTAGCTGACAGCCAAACATATTCAGAAAAAATCTCTTGTCCGTGTTTTGGACTTTTATCTTTAACAAAAATTATCACAGCATCATATTTACCTAAATTATTTAGGTTAGCCCAAACAAACACATTAAAAGCTAACATTCTATCATGTCCAAAAGCTTTTTTTATTGCATCTCCATTATTGGGTACTAGGTAATAATAATTATTAGACTCCTCGTTGAGGTCTAGATAATTAGAAACGTCATCTACAACCTTGTAAAATTCATCCGCGCTGACTATCCTTTTTATCATTTGTGTAAAAGCCCAATAAGCTTACGGATCTCTTTACTTGGAACATCTTTCCAAGATTTCCATTTTGCGACATCCTCATTTTTGTAAGTTTCGTCCTTCCAAAACACCTTAAGCAATTGAATGAAATCATCAAAAGATGAGACACCCTTTTTAGATAGTAAGGTTTTTTGCAAAAGACCAATAGGTGTTGTAGCGGCAGCGTCTACACACTCTACAGAAATACTGTTGTTAGCCCCTTTCGACTTATCAATCTCATCTGCGCCTACGATATGGATATTCAAGAAGTTGCGAACACAACGGACGAAAGCCCTATTGCAAGCTATCGTCTCCAAAAACTTAGAAGCGAATGAGTCTGTATTGTCTAAGGTGGCATTGGCTACATCTTGATAGACAACCCTCTCTTTTCCGCTTTCGTAGTTAGGAGACCACACAATCTCACAGGAAGCGATGACGTAGCTCTCAGAAATGTTTTCTGTATGAAATGAGACGCTTTCAAAACCCCTCAGTCGAGCAAGCTCCTTAATACCGCCAAGCATAATTAAAAGCTGATTGTCAGCCAAACCCTCGGATGATTGAGGCATAGGTTTATTCCTAGAGTTGAACCAGTCACGATTTGGGTAAAGAAACTCAGGCTTGATCATAGATCTCCAGTTCACCGAACCATCTCCATTAAAGATGTAATTAACATTCTCTAAAAGACCATACTCATCCCTCTGATAAACATCAGGTCCGAATAGTTCTTTCTTGGCGGCTTTCTTAGCTACTTTTTTCTTGCTCATAAATATAGAAGTGTTTGGACTCTTCCCAGTATTCAGGAGTATCCAATACTTTATCGCAGGAGTCAAGCCCTTTTTTGTAATGAGCGTAACTCATGTAGACCTTATCCCCTTCAATAAGTTTTTTGTTCGTTAAAAACTTGGCATTTTTAGAACACTCTACCCTATCCTCGTCACCATCTTTAAGATGAACTTGACAATCAAAATATTTATTCCTTAATTCAGGCAAGTCCTCTTCTTTTTTAGATAGCAAAATAAAATCAATATTTAATTTTTTCAAAGCCTCGAAATACTCTTCAGGAATCGTATCATCTTTATCTTGGATTGTGTATATAATCCTTTTTATGTTATCTTTATGTTGAAGTAACATGTTTACCTGTACTAACTGATCTGTCAGTAACACCACTTCGTGATTAGAGAAATAGTAAAGTAGAGGCTCTTCCTCCACTCCATAATCAATACGAACAAAAATGCTTTTTGGTAAACCTTCCACTATTGAAGTGGGAATAACCTCTACAATTTTTTGATAATAGGAATCACCAATATTTAATGTTTTAAAATTAAAGATTAAATGAGATAACCCGCAAAGCTCTAATATTTTTTCGCAAATTAACTCTGGTTTAATCGAATCTATTTGTTTTTGTGGATCATGACTAGAAAAACATGGTTTACAACTCCAATCTGGCTCTAGACAAACTTTATTTTTAAAGCTGCCCCAAAAAGGCTTTGTGTTGCTTGCGTAATTGCTGCCGTATAAGGTAATAGTTTTTACGTCTTGAGAACTGGCATACTGAGATAAATAACTATCAGGGCCAATATAAAGCATACTCTTTGAGACTATGTAAGCTTCATTTTTAAAGCTGCAACTCAAATGCCTATTCGCTCCAACGATTGGTTTTTCACCTCCGATTTGGTATATTTTAATATTATGATCTCTTAAAGTCTTACCTATAAGCTGGAAGATTGTAGAGTAATGTTTATAAATTTTAGATTGATTTTGATCGCCATCAAAAAATACTATAAACTTTTCGTCTAAGCATGGAAAGAAATGTTGTTGGACATCTGGCCTAGAGGCTTTTACACCTAAACTCTTTGAGTATTCATGAAGTAAGTGAGACATTATACAAACGAAAATTCGTGTTTAGTGATTCCATTGTGCGTGAAGGATACTGATTTCTGAGTGGTTGTATGCGGGTAAAACGCCGCCTCAAAAAGCCCCTTGGACTCTCCTGTCCCCTCTAGAAGCAAACAGTTTTCGATCTCTTTATCGTATTTTAAAATTTTAAATACATAGGGGCTATCCTCAATGAATTCGAAATATTCTGGACTTGTGAAAAAATAAATATTATAATCTGAATACAATTTTTTAAATCTTTTCATTAGAGAGTTAACCAATAAAACATCGACTGCGGATTGAGGGAGTATGACAGCTATTCTAGAGCCACTATCTTCCTCACCAAGTAAATCTTCTAGAGAGAGAGCTTTATACTTTTGAATCTGTTGTTTAGCAATATTTTTAAAATGACCAATTATCTGCTCTGGTTTTTCACCTGATTGAATTTTTTCTATCCAGTGCTTTACTCCCGTTGAGTTTTTATCAACATCTTCATCTAGAATGTTTTTATACAAGCTGATCAAGAAGTCCTCTTTATTGCTATAAGATCCAACTTCATAGTCTGGATTGTAATCTCTATGTTTTGAATCATAGTCGTAATCAACAGATGGCATGTTATCAATAATCTCCTCCAACTTCTTACCAATGACTTCAACAGAAAAATTATTAATCACCCATTGACGAGCGATTTTACCCATCTCACTTTTTTGTGAAGATGACATCGCGTGAACCTTTTCAATCTGATTAGCGATTGAGTTCGCGCAGGTTGAAGCTTTGATAAATTGCGTCCCGGGTTCTCTATACTCACTCCAGTTAAGAGGGATGCCCCCGCTTTCTTCAGTACAGTTGTCTACCCCACATGAGTAGTCAGTCACTAAAGTCACAAGCTCCGTCAGTTTAGCCTCTTGGATTGGTATTTCCTGCCCACCACTGGTAAATGGATGACAGTATAAATCCATAAGATTATAAATTTCATTCAACTGTTTTTCACTTACTCCTTTTCGAGTATTCGTTGTATTTACAGTCTCTTTTGAGCCGCAATTCGGACAATCTTTTTTCTGACCTTGATAAGGTGAAATATGGTAAGATCCACAATTAGAGCAAACGTATGTAGTGAGGATATCTAACTTATCTATACCTTTTTCAGAGATTAATTTATTGATGTCCCACCCTTCCAACCAATGAGTATGTAAAAGAAGCTTAGCGTTAGAATCTGGGTTTTTACTTTTAAAAATTTTAAAACCTTCTAGCAGGTTAGGCACAGATTTACGCAGTTGATTCCTGAAAACAAAACCAATAATAAACTCATCAGATAAGCCGTAACGCTCTCGTAAATTTTTACGTTTGTCATCTGACAATCGTATAAAATTATCATGCTCTAACGACCCTTTAAGAGTTTTTACATGATTGTAGCCTATCTCATTCATCGCCTTTTCAGCGAAAGAAGCCCAAACATAGTAATTCTTAGTTTTTGGCGCATATTCAATAGCTTGGGATAAAATTGGTAGACTATCTAAAGTAGTCCAAATCATGCAATTAATTTTATTCCACCAAGGCTTCAGATGATAATTTTGAAACGCCCAAATATCCTCCATCCCAATATATACATCAGGCTTGAACTCTTTCACTGCGCGATCAACAGCAGACAAGCCATAACCTTCTGCCCTCTGACGCTCCTGATTCATTCCTAACAAGGTGGATTTTGATGGCATCGCCCCAACAGCTTGCCAAGGCATTATAGATAATTGAGGATTAGACCACTCCAAACCATTAGCCAACTCGATTAATTCATACTTACCTGTATTCTGTAGGTAGCGCATGATATTCTTCTTATTCTTTCCAAAACCCGTAAAGGCTTTACAAGAATTAGAATGAATTAAAACTTTTTTCTTCACTTTCGCGACTTGATTTCTTCGTTTTTAGTCAGACGGAAGGCATAAATCTCTTGCAGGGCAAACCTAAAAAATTCAAGCAAGCAATAAGCCTCTGACATCTCTACCCCAATACCAAACTTGTTGGTAGAGTTCCTAATGATACCAAAAGAGAAAGCATTAGATCTTCCCTGCCTCTCCCAAGGCTTAAAAGAAATTTGAGTTTTATTGTCTTCATAGGAGTGATATGCAGAAAACTCTGTATATTTTTCAATCGCATGAATCAACCCCCCAATCTCAACCTCGTTAAGTTTGATAGAAATAGAAGCTTCTGGATTCTTTGAGTTTTGCGAAAAAGAACCAGTTTTCTTATTGTTATCCCAAGAAAATTGTTTGACTGCCCTAACATAAACACAAGGCTCGCCTTTCTGATTAGCGCTACCGATATCACAACTAAAGGCGCACCCAGTATTTCTAGGGTTAGGTTTGTAAAGCTGAACAATCATAAATGATGATACATAAAAGATCTTATAATTCAATAATTAATCTTTAACTCGTCTGTCAAAAACAGGCTCCGTTATATTTCTCAATATAAACTTTCTATGTTCTTTAAAAATAGGTATCTTGCAAAGTCTTTTATAGCTTTGAGAGAAAGAGTCTATAATTTGAATTATCGTTTCGACCCTCATAGACTCGTAAACATAAACTTCTTTTAAATATTGTAGTAAATAGTATAAAGCCATACGCCTCAACTCCAGCTCATAATAAAGTCTATATAGATCTTTATTCAAATCTATTCCACATTTCTCCGAGGCTGTTTTCAAAAGTTCGCTTTCTACAAAGGTATTAAAACCATAAAATAAAACTATATTTGCTATATCTGAGTAGATGTGTCCCTTGCATGCAAACCTTAGATCTTTAAATAGAAACTGATCTCCACAAGTAAATATAGAATTCTTACTCATATCACCAAGAATATTCCCAGTATACAATTTAGGGAGCTTCTCTACACGATCTAATATCTCTGATTTAAGTTGGTCTACAATTGTTTTGCATTTTTCATAATCAGAATTATCTTGGATAAACTCTTTTTGATCTTCATCAAATATTTGATCCATGTCGGATTCCATAACAGACTCTTTGACGATAGTCTTATATAGAGTCCTGTAGTTTGAGTTAGAAGCGAAATCTGCATAGCAGTCGCAAAACAAAGTCAAATGACTAGATAGGATAGACCTGCCATAATCAAACAAAGATTCAGATAAATCCGACTCGCAAAGCAGAAAACAAACTTTGTCACCCACTTTTATTGTATCGCTTTTTACATACTTCGGGGAGTATTGAGACTTGCATGATTTTACATTTTTGATTTCTCTAAAAAAGTTTTTACTCTCATGATCTAGTGAAAATTTCAAATCAAACCCGCGAACATCGCCCTTTATAGTGTAAAAATCATAATCCTCTTCAACATAAAGAAGGGAGGTTTTGCTTTCGGTGGTTTTAATATCGCAAGAATCTAATATTTTAGAAACAATCTTGCGCTCTGCCTTACTAGGGTTACTAGCAACAGGCAAATTATATAACCTGCCCTTGAATATTGAATTAATGTTCACAAATGATTATAACAAAAACCCGCCCCTTTTAAAGGGACGGGTCTTGCGTTATGGCTACAACCCAATATTACCTATCCTAATTTTTTATAACTAAACCTTGAGAGTCTTTAAACGAGCCTATGGCAATCATGACAAAATCAATCGTCGCCCATACGCCTAGACCTCCAAAAGTCAAAAGAGACAAAATTCCTGTTCCAATTTTACCAACGTAAAATCTATGCACTCCAAATACTCCTAAAAAGAAGCATAACAACAATGTTGGCACGAAGCCTTTCTCACTTTTTTCCATAATATTAATTTATCCACGAACTCGACCAAAGGTGCGAGAACCTGAACGCACTCCAGCGATACTGGTTTTCGATAAACGGCGGGTACGATTAAAATTGCGATCATAGATCACAATTGTTTGGTCTGTTTCAGATTGAAGCTGGGCGTTAAGGGATTCGCCCTGCTTGGTGTAAAGGCCGAAGAAACGACCTTTTGAATTACGAATAGCTTTAAGAACTGACTTACTCATGTTTGTATATTAGTAGACTTTGATAGTTTTGTCAACAACTTTTAGTGATAATTTTTTATTTTTCTCCCCATCCATAATAAATGAGGCTAGTGGGAACTGAATTAACTTAACAACTAAGGCTTTTATGTTCCTAGCATTTAGTTTTTTAGCTTTAACCTCCTTAACTAGAAACTTCTGGATTGTTTTTGGAACGGAAAGATTGATGCCTTTGTCAGATAAACGATTTTTAATCTTTTTTATTTCTACACCCACAATATTCGCCATAATCTCATCATTTAGTGTATTGAAGATTAGGGTATTTTGTATTCTAGCTATTAGCTCTGGTCGTAGATATTTACTCAAACTTTCTTTATAAGAATCCTGCTCATTATTTTCGGACATAAAGCCCATTGTGTTTTTTGTAGCTTCTTTGTGGCCAATGTTTGTTGTCATCACAATAATGCATTTTGAGAAGTCAATGCGCCTATTGAAGCTGTCTGAAATGTAGCCTTCGTCGAGTAGATGCAGGAGCAGATCTAGAATTTTGGGATCACACTTCTCAATCTCATCAAACAAAATAACAGAGTTTGGATTATCTATAACAAATTCACTTAGGATTCCCCCATCTTCATGACCAACATAACCAGCATTTGCTCCAAGCAATTTAGAGATGCCAGTCTTGTCTTGGTATTCACTCATGTTGATTTGAAGGAATGAATTCTTGTTGCCAAAAAAGTGTTTAGAAATGTTCTTGGCCGTAAACGTCTTACCAACACTGGTTGGGCCAACAAATAAGAAGTTAGCCAAGGGTTTGTTTGGATCGTTTAGACCCACCTTTACAGAAGCGAGGATATTATAAATTCTGTCTAAAGCTTCGTCCTGACCAAAAACTTCAGACCGCATCTTCTTGTTAAAATTAGAAAAAGATTTGTTACTTTCTCCAATTATTTTTTTAGGTATGCCCGTCTTTTTTTCGAAGACCTCAAGAATATGATTCCTTGAAACTTTTCTTTTTTTGTCTTCTTTGTCTATATAAGATACTAAATCTTTAATATATTCTTTAATTAATTGCCCCGATTCTTCCTCTTTATATAAATCTTTGCCTTTTTCAGAGAATCTTTCTCTAATATTAGCTAAGTCTTCAGCGGGATAGTCCTGCTCGATTTTTGCTTTTGCTCCGACTTGATCGATGACATCGAAAGCTTTTTCAGGAAACTTTTTATTTGATAGATATATTTCGCTTAGATCTAAGATGTCTCGGATATTTCTTTTTGAGTATTTAACTTTATGAAAATTTTCATAGTATGAGATGCTATTGTTGATCATAAGCTCTGTCTGATCTTTTGTCGGCTCTTTTACCTCAACCTTATCAAACCTTCTTTTGAGGGCGGGATCTTTGCCAAAAGACTTTTCGTACTCTTTGAAGGTTGTAGCTCCTATACATTTAACTTCTCCTCTAGCAAGCGCGGGTTTAAGCATGTTTGAAGCGTCTATACCGTTCTCGCTGGAGTTACCAGCACCCATTAAGGTATGAATCTCATCAATAAACAGAATAGCTTCAGGGTGCATTTCAACATCTTTGAGTAGACCTTTGAATCTCTCCTCAAACTGACCTCTGTATTGAGTACCAGCTACCATAGATGCCATATCAACGCTGTATACGGTACACAAGCTGATATGGGCTGGAACTTCATCCCTAACTATTTTTTGAGCTAATCCTTCAGCAATTGCCGTTTTACCAACGCCAGAATCTCCCAGTAATACAGCATTACTTTTATTCTTTTTTGACAAAATCTCAATCAAACTATCTATCTCCTCATCCCTTGAGGTTATAGGGACTTGATTTTCCTCCATAGCTCGATCATTAAGATTCACGCAGTACTCATCTAAAAATCCAGAAGGCTCGCCCTCCATAGATGTCTTAAGTAAGTCTAAAAACTTTTCTGAAGGCTTAGATTCAAGAGAAAAAACTTCCGATTTAGGGATTGCTAAATTAGCGTCTATGATCAATTCAAGGAGAACTTCAGACATGCTTAATATATCGCAAGAATCTGATTGTATAACCTTACAGAACTGAGATGACAAAATACAGTAAAGTATATGATCTACCCCAATAAAAAAGTCTTCATTATCGTCAGCGAATGACTTAGCGTCAGATATGACATCGTTGAGTTCAGAATGCCAAGCATTTTCGTTTTTAGATCTTGAAAAGTAGCTGTCGTTTTCAGTACAGAAACCTTTGAAATCTTTTACATATTGTTTAGATGAGTATTCAATACCTCTGCTTTCAAGCAAAAGTCGCACCCTATCAGAAAGGTTGCATAAGCACCCGTAAAATAAGTGGGGTATCCTAATTAGAGCATGGTTATTTGATTTGGCGAAAAGTTTAGCATCCTTTATAGCTTTTTTTGCTTTTGGAGTCAGATTATAATCGGTTAGAGACATCATATATAGTTACGCTTATTTTACCTGAGAAAGCTTCATATAAATCTTATCTTTTAAAGTATTTATTGTATTAGCAAATATTATGTCGTCACCCTTACTTCCTGTGAGTATGACCACATCGTCTTTCTTAGGCAATTTATTACCAGCATCAAGGTAATCTGTCAAGCGTGATTCTCTATTACTATCCATAAATAACGCATTAATCACACCTTTTTCATCGTGCAGTTCCAGCCTAGCATATTTATTGCCGTTCCTGCTTGTTCTCTTGGTTATGTCAGCTAATACACCAACACATCTTACTTCAGATCTCTCACCCGCCATCTTCACGGATTCGGAGCATTGGTAATCTTCAGGGTGCTTAAATATATCCCTGATGCTATAAGAGTAACTGTAGCCCAAAAGCTTGGTTTCAAAATACCAGTTCGCATACTTAATAGAGTGTTTATTGAGTCTGCAAATCTCCTTGTAAGGCTCCCACTTTTTCTTTAAGGTGTTGATTCTGGTATCTCTGAAAATCTTTTTGTTGTCATCTGCGACCATTTCATGAGTTATAACATCATTAATTGAGTCTATTATATTGTAATTATATTTCTCACCCAACGCTATAAAATTCCTTTTCTCTCTATCTGTTAAAGCGTTGAAAACTTGAGCCTCCAACACTAAGTCAGAACGATTGCCATCAACAAAAGATTCTAAAAGACCAGCTTGAATTAGACTAGATAATACACCAATATTAAGACCAACCTGCTTTGCCACCACAAACACCTCATACTTGTTTGCAAAAGAACCCTCTCTAAAATCTAGAAGGTTAATCAAAACCTTCTCAGAAACGCCCTTGATTGAATTTAGACCATATCTGATATCCTTACCCTCAATCTTGAAGTCAATATCTGACTTGTTGAGATCTGGTGGGAGGAGCGTAATATCAAAATTAGCCAACTCCTGAGATATCTTTGCTATTTCTTCATGACTGTTTGGCTCAAACTTGGCGAATCTCAAAAGGCTTAAAAAGAATTCTTGTGGATATTTAAATTTTAAATAAACTGTAATAGCTGCCAAATACGCATAACTAATTGAGTGGGATTTATTGAAGGAGTAGTTTGCTGAGTCTTCGGCTACCTTCCACAGAACATCAGCTATAACAGGATCTGAATTCTCAAGCTGGCTAACCTTCTCGCTAATCTTAGCCTTCCAAGCTGGCATTTGATCAATCTTCTTCTTGCCAACAATGCGACGAAGCTGTTCTGAATCGTCTAAGCTGAACCCAACCTTCACAGCCATCTTCATTAATTGCTCCTGATAAAGAGGGATACCCCCTGTGTAGTCTAGAACAGAATCAAAGAACTCATGTACTGATTGGGATTCTCCAGTCTTGGCGTATTCAGCATAGCGGTCTTTGAAGTCTAGCGCTCCGGGTCTAGCAATAGCTACGACAGCGGAAAGCTGCTCAAGATTTCTTGGCGCAATCTTTTGACAGACTTTGAAGTTTGTATCCGCTTCGATCTGAAACAAGCCTTGAGGGTTTTGCAGGTCAGATAAAGCTGTATAAATCAAAGGGTCATGAGGATCAATATCATTCACATTCAGACCCAATCTCTCGCAAACATCATTGACAACTGATAAAGTCCTCAGACCCAGAATATCAAACTTGACACTCAAGCTCGCAACATCATCCATGTCGTAACCCGAAACTAAAGATCCGTCATTAGTCTTTTGCAAGGGCATGATGTCTGACTGTTGATAGTAGCAAATAGAAATCCCCGAAGGGTGTACTCCAGTATTTTTTACTAAGCCTTCTAACTTTCTAGCTATCTTAAATGCTTTAGGATTATTGTCTGCATGTTTCTTGAATGACTCACTCTCTTCATAAGCAACCTTTAATTTAGCCACCTTTCCAAACTGCTTGGGGATGCTATCGCTAATTTGATTTACATCTATCTCTTTGAGTTCAGATACAATCTTACCACATTCCTTAATGCACAGCTTACCACTAAGTGTATTCAAGGTTAAGATTTTAGATGTCCGACCCTTATACTTCTTCTCAATGTACTCAACGACTTCACTCCTACGATTATAAGAAATATCGTTGTCAACGTCAGCAAGAAGAGAGCCGTCAAGAAAAATTTCACCACCATGCTCAATTTGTTTTGCTCTACTTCTAGATACGAATCTTTCAAAAAATAAGTCATATTCAATCGGGTCAATGTTTGTTACACCTAAAAGATACAGGACTAATGAACCTGCCGCAGATCCTCGACCAGCGCCTGTCGGGATATCTTGTTTTTTACAATAGTAAAGTACATCCCAGTTGAGAAGGATATAATCAATAAATCCTAACTCCTCAAAGATCTCAAGTTCCATAATCGTCCGATCATAGTACTCTTTATTATTTGGGAGTTTAGTAACACCCTTCTCTCTCAAACCTTTTCTAGAAAGCTCGTATAGAATCTCTTTGTTTGGGCTACCCTCTTTTAATCCCAATTCATCTAGAATTTCTTTTGGGACTACGATCTCTGGCAACTTTACTCCAGCTGGAAATGGATTTTTGTATCTCATAGCTCTATATTAAATAACTGCTTTCTAAAAATCTTGAAGTTCATCTCGATATCGTAGAGAGCATCGTGCAATCTATTCTTATCATGAGGAATGTTGTACTTTTTAAGTAGTGCTGCTTGCCCTGTTCGTAAACCCCGTTGGAAAAAGCTGTTCCAACCATACTGCCAACATATGAAGTTGTCAAAATCAGGCTTATCCTCTTTTGCTATAGCTCTAGCTAAACTAAGAGTATCTATAATTCTGTTCACATAAGAATGATCAGACCCCAAACCCATCAGCTTCCTCCAGACATTAATCATGTACACATCAAACCCTAAGAGGTTCTGACCGACGATTTTATATTCTGGATTATAAAGCTCTTTGGAGAAATCGCCCCAAACAACTTTTGGATCTTCAGCTTTTGATTTGTAAAAGTCTTTATCAAACCTTGTGATTCTAGCTGCATCTTCAGACATATTTAAGTCTTCCCACCAAATATATCTATTATTCTTCTCTAAGATTGTATCTCCTTGAGCTATGATCCAAGACACTTGGTATGGTTTTGACTTGATCAAATTCAAGCCTTCAGTTTCTGTATCTAACACTAGATACTTTTGCTTCTTATCAAATCTTAATAATTGATCATTCATGACTGTTCAAGGTAACTTTCCAGACAAAACTCTTCGCTTCCGAAATGGCTTAAGTTTGGGCTGCTAAGGGTTGATTGTTTACCAAAAGATCTATTCGAAAGAATCTTGTATGTTTGGAGAGCTTCGACATCCTTCTTCTCTTTGTAAAGTATAGTCTTCGTCTTGACAACCTTATATTGCTTTCTTTTTACAGCTTCTTCAAGCTTAATATTCAGTAGGTGGTCGAAAGGGAGAGAGTTATCTTCACTCCAGAAGACAGGGTTTAATCCTTCTAGATTAGGGATGCAGTTTTTTTGGTGAAAATTATTCTCGTAAAGGTAACTGTCGTAGAAGGGGACCACAAAGGATAGGGCTGAGCTATCCCAATACCCTTTGAATGCGGCGTAATCTATACGGCCATCTCCCTCTGTAAAAGCGCAAGAGTAAATTTTGTTTAGCAGCTTACATCCTTCATCATTCTTTGCGAAGATAATATTTTTATGATTAGAGCTTTTGGAATCCTCCTTCATGTCATTGCAGAAAGTGAGCCTCAAGCCGTAATACAGATTCAAATCGTTATCTAAACAGACTTTAAACGCCTTCATGAAGCTTGTGAGGTTATCCTCCACCAGAATAACATCCTTAATGCCATTATCAAGACACATTTCAATTAGAGAGTCTGAACCAGACTCTTCTGACTCGTCTTTAAGAGTCAAGATGCTTTTGCCGTACGAGTATGTAGATTTAAATACTGGGGTCATTACTCCCCCATTCTACACAACTCTGGACAAAGATCAAGAACAATGAGACGGGCAACCCTTATAATATTGAATTTCGTGGGTGCATCCATCTGGAACAGCATCCTCAGAGAACTCCTCCTCAAAACAGGAGCCTACAATTTGGCCATTTGCATTTTTAAAAACGTAATAAAAGAAATCAAACTTCATGGCGCAATGCCACTTTTTTGTCCCGTCCTTTTTGAGTTCTCCTTTTTGAGTTGCAAAACCACAGAGGAGTCTCCCGCTAAACGATTTATCTGAGGGGAAACCTTTGTCTAAAGCCATGTTAGATAAGGCATCATCTTCAGAGAAGTTGTCCAAATACTTTTGAATCTCGGTCAACTGTAGTTCAAACCCGAAAAGATCCTCATCGCTCAGAGGGGCCATTCTTATCACTCCACTTTTTTTTGCGTCTGGATCTAACTCAAATTTTAAGAATAAAAATTCGCTCTGCTTATTTTCATACTCTGGATACATATGCTTTGTAGCTAAGCTATACATTAAATCCTGCATATTATCTTCAAGATCGTCACCTTTGAAAACATCTTTACTGGTCTTGAAGTCTCTAATCAAAGCAAACTTTTGCTTTTTATACAAAAAGAGTTTGTCAATAAAACCTCTGACCCTGTAAGCTATCTGACCATCATTCTTTACGATATCAAAATCCTGCTCAGAAAGCTCTTTTGTAGGCTTGTCTAAATCACCACCAAAGAAGTCGTAGTTGAGACCATTAAAGGTCATCTCTTTGATCAGTTGAATATTATCCTCATCATCAACTTCTTCGCGACGAGCATGCTTCATTATCAAACGCTCAATAGAAGGCACAGCGAAAACATCTTGAGCCTCCATGATTTTGTTATAATGAACCTTCCGCTTTTTTTCTCCCAGAAGTTCAAATATTAAGTGACAGATAGAACCTCTTTTTGCTCCATCATTGCTGGTATCAGGAAGCTTCAGCTTATACTTGCACCAATACAACCAAGAGCATCCTTGGGCGGTTTTAATTCTACTCGCAGATAAAGGTATTTTAGGATCACTCATTTATTTTTTTTGCCATTTTACTTTCCGCCTTAGTGAATAAGGTTGGGTTCTTAGAGACAAAATTACTAATATAATCTTTTTGCTCTTGTCGATCTATATCCCTATTGAGCCAGTTGTCAATATTATAGCCACTTTGATACATTTCTCCAAAATCATTTCCATTTTGAGGGAGTTTGATGGTGAGACGGTCTAAATCAAAATACTTTGCTAGCTTCAGATAATTCTTGATCGCGGCTATCAACCCTCTATTCTGTGAGGATTTAGAATCATTATTAGTTGAAATGTAAATGCCATCTAAGACTTTGCTAGACAAATAATTAATAATGTTAGGACTAGCCGAAAGCCCAAACAATACTAAGGCATTTTTAACGCCTTGGTCATATAGAGCCATTGCATCGCCTATGCTTTCAACCAAGATGACTTGACTCAAACGGTCAATTTCCGCACCACACTCATTCTCTTGAATACATGCGGGGTAAACCCAAGTATTCTTTTTGCCGATATGCTTCCATTTGGGGTAATCGTTACCCTCGTCTATCTTTCGACCAGAGAAACCAATAATATGGTTGTCTTGGTTGTAGATGGGGAAGACCATCCTGCGGTACATTTTGCCTACTCCAGCTAAGCCTATTTTAAAAGCTATTTGAGTTTCCTCTGAGATCCCACGGTCTTTGTAGAATTTGTAATTTGGGAAAAGCTTATCTAAGCAGTCCTCTGGATAAATTTGTTCCATTTCTATTCTGTCTACTTTTGGGGTAGTATAAAGTTTATCACTTTTAATTTTTTTTAAAGTTTCAGAAATCTTCTGGTCATCACCCACAGTCATCCGAACTAAAGCTTCAAAAGGTAAAGACCCTTTAGGCTCTACAAAGTCCATCCAGACTCCAGTATTTTTATAAATTTTTAAAGCGGTAGCATTGTCTCCATCGCGGTATAATGCTTGTGATCTCCAATGATCACCGCAATCAATAAGTTTGTAACCTATTGAACTTAAAACCCTCTCAAACTCTTCAGAGGGAACCAAGCTCTGGGATGTCTTCTCTGTTTTGTCTTGCTGGTGCATCTGGTATACTGTCATCTAATTGTGGATCTCCATTTTGTACAGCGACAATATCTCTCAAGTCGCCACACTCCGTAATATTAAAATTATTAAAGTCTAAATTGATAAAGTTCTTTCTTAGAGAGTCTTCAACTTGGACTGGTTCAATAGCCCCAGCTATGTCTCTACCCAGACTTCTGTACTTGACACTGATCATCTTATGAGTGCCAAATCGCTGACCCTCCAACTGTATCTCATCCTCTGTCTTGCGCCTGATGATGAACATGTGAGAACAAAACTGTGTGATTCGATCAGAGAGTGATACGATACTCTCGTCATCAATAATGTTTTGAGAGTTTCTGTTCGTTGTGATACCGCTCCTGTTTGACTGAACAGAAGTGATCATTGGGATAACTGGGTCTCCGTTTTCAAGAACTTCCTTCTGAATGCATCTTTTAAACTTGTCTACCATCTCACCAACAACCTGCCACTCATTCTTGTTGCCTGTAGAGTCATTAGTTGTTTTAATGTAATCGAAAGAGAAAACCATTTTGTTTCCCCTTCCAACAGTGGAATAGTAGAATCTTTTAAGAGTGTTAATCATTACATCAACATCCATTCCACCCACATTATAGTAATAAAATTTTAATTTACTTATTTTTGGCCATACAGATCTAACTTTATTGACCACATCCTGCCCAGCTTGTCTCCACTTACCACTTTCAAGAAGATGCATTGGAACTCCAGAGTGAGCTGCACACTGGCGCATGATTAGTTCCTCTTTGCTCATTTCGCCATTATCAAAATGTAAAACTGGAACATCGTATTTTAGTGCAACCTTAGTCGCATAATCCATACAGAACTGAGTCTTACCAACTCCAGAACGAGCAACGATGACGGTGATGTTCCCGGGTCGCAAAAGTGAACCATATATGTTATTCACTTTATCGTGCGGCCCCATCATTCCAAACTCTTCGATTGGATTGTTACCTCTCTCCTCGATCATATGCTCCATATCTTCATAGATATTTTCGGGAACATCGCTTCCAATATCAAACAGGTTAATCTTGGAGTTGTAAATCTGATCGGCTGTTTCGACAATCTCTCTATAAGTGGACTCTGGAGCCATCCCCTTCATCTTCTTGGAGATTAGCTCTGAAGACTCTACGATCTCTCTTCTGATGGAGAACTTCTTAAGCTCCTTTGCTGTTTTAATCAAATTACCTGAAGGGACAGATCTCATAGCCAGAGACTTAATGTAATCAGCAGCATTGACACTTCCTTCAAAGCTCAGTCCAACTTCATTAACCCTTTGAGCTAAGATGATATTATCTAGCTCTTCCCCCGCATCAACAGACTGCTTAATTACCCTGAAAATAGTCGCATGCAAAAAAGAGGTTTCAGAATAAAAATCCTTATGGCTAATGAAATTAGAAATCTCAATGAGGGAAGGCGGGTCTTTTAGTAGGCCAGCTAAAAGCTGTTTTTCTAATTCGTAACTATAGATCATTAGGTTGTTCGTTTTCACTTTCCATTCTAGTGAGATACTGACTAAGAGCTTTCAATAGTCCCAACTCTGTGATTGCAGAATCAAATTTACTATAGACAATTGGGTCGCCAGATTCATTAGCTGCAACCATTATGACACCCTTATGTTTGTCAGAATCTCCAGAGATTTCGTATATTTTCTCTACAAACCCACTTGGGATTGAAAATGCTTCTTCATCTTTGTTCATAAGTAAATGTCTTGGTTTTCAAAAAACGACTGATCCACAGTGTCATTGGGGTATATCTCTACCAGTTTTATATCGTTGATCTCGCAGAAGTCGAGCTTTTTTTGATCTCTTTTAAGTTGATCTAAAAACTTGTATCTATTCTTGTGAAAATGCTTAACAAACTTTGTGTGTTGAGCGCCTTGAACTTCAATAGCTATTTTTTTATTAGCGTTGTAGAAATCTAATGATAATCGACTACCGACAACTTTAAACTCTTCAAAAACAACATCAGTATTCCAGTATGGATATAGAAAATCTTTTACGCTTTTCTGAAACTTGCTACGACTAGAAGCTTCCCAATCTATGTGATATTTTCTGGGGTTTTTAAGATTTCTTAACTTACCGTCTGTAGAGTAAAATTTCATTCTTGACCACTAAACATTTTTTTAAAATATGCTACTAAATATTGACAGAGAGCCGAGTCATCTTCAATCAAAGAAAATAACTTATTCTCCCCCTGAACTTTTTCAGGAAGCGAAAAGCCTCCTTCAGAAAGGACTTCTCTAAAATCTTCTGTAATCGAAATCCAAGCTCCAGCCTTTTTGATGAACTCCCAAGCTTCAAGAGTTCCAACGACCTCCTTCTCTACCCAGATTGAATTGCCACCAGTTCTTCCATAACGGATCGGATAAGATATCCGAGTGTTAGTCTTTTCGTTTGGAGATTTTTTTACAACAACTTTAGCATAATGCCCGATAGCTGGATTGGTCTTTGGGTCCATCTTTTTCACAGATGGATTAAGTAGTATCTGGTCTCCACCGAAGCGAGGCTCAAACTCAATGATCCAGTTGGCGAAGTGAAGTAGAGCATTGCCACCTGTCGCAGTTGTCTGGCGAACGGGAGCTTTTGAATATGGGTCTAACTTGATATCCGCTCTAACCTGAGAAACAAAAATTGCCATGTGACCCCTTTTCCCAAGGGCAATTGACATTTTCTTCATAAATGTAGCAGCGATGTTTGCTCCTCCAGCTACTTGAACAGCATCTTCAAATGTTTTCGCGTTATCAGCTTTCTTAATCAACCCATCAACAGAGTCTAGCACAAAACAATATTTATTTTTCTCGTCATTTGAGGATACCAGCTGACGCATTAAATCTACTACAGTCTCGTAAATATTAGACTCAAACACAAAGCATGTACCTTCCTCCCAATCTTCATGATTGAAGACAAACTTTACTCCGCACCTCTTAATCATTTCGTCAGAAAGTCTACCTTCCGCTTTGAAGTAAACCCCTTTTGATTTAGGCATCTTTAAGAAGTTCTTCATGACTTCTAAAGAGGCTGAAGTCTTCCCACCTTCATTCATTCCGACAAACCTATGCAAGCCGGGGCCAAAGCCTCCATCAAGATGGTGGTCGAACTCCAGAGATCCACTTGATACCCTGTAGTTTACCTGCTCTTCATAGTTGAAGTGATCTTCTTTATTATTCTTCAAAAAATTGCCAACTAGATTTTTGGAGTCTATCGTCCCTGCTGTTTTTTTATTAGCCATATTATTCTTCTTCTAAAAAGTCTTTTAATGTTTTTTTCTTTCTCTTGACGAATCGATCTTCGCCACTTTTTTCACCTAGATTGTATTCGGGGTATCTTGACTTGTCTGTCACATAATTAAACTCTCTGAACCTCCTGTCAAGCTTTTCCTTAACTTTTGAATGTTTGAAATAAGCTAAGGATTCGAATCTCCTGCCGAGGTTGACGACATTCATGAATTCAAGTGAATAGAGATCCACTAAATCATTCAGCATCTTCATCTCCCTAGCATAAAAAAAACTTTTATTATTTTTTGGCTCTTCAACCAGTCTTTCCAAGATATCTATTTTACTTATCTTGGGTTTAGCGGTCTTAGGTTTGGTGGTCTTAGGTTTAGCATCTTTCTTTTTCGTAAAGATGTGACCACAGCTACAACAAGAAGCCCTAGTTGCGACTAAATCTCCGCAGCTAGGGCATTGCTTTTTACCTCTTGGCATAAAGTTAGGTTAACACTCTTTGATGTCGTGTGCAACCATTTTCCTCACTAATTCAAGGAAATCAGTTTGAGGGTTCCAATTAAGATCCCTTCTGGCCAACGAAGAGTCTCCTAAAAGCAAGTGTACTTCAGCAGGTCGATAGAATTCTGGGTTAATCTGCATTAAAATCTTATCTTCATGCATGTATTTTTCATTAACTCCATGACCATCCCAACGGCACTTCTCAAAACCAAAACCAGCAAAATTAAACGCCTCCTCGACAAACTCACGAATAGTATGAGTCTCATTTGAAGAAAGAACATATTCTTTGGGTTTTTCTTGATTAAGCATCAACCAAATACCTTTGACGAAATCTTCAGCGTCACTCCAGTCTCGCAAGGCATCTATGTTGCCTAATTCTAGAGGTTTAAAGTCTCCGCTAGCGTATTCTTTTTGAATACGAGCTACGTTCTTTGTGATTTTACGAGTGACAAACTCTTCTCCTCGACGAGTGCCTTCATGATTGAATAACCAACCTTGAATAGCATACAGGTCGTAAGACTCTCTCCAAACCTTCACCATATGCCTCGCGCTAGCCTTAGATACTCCGTACGGGCTTCTTGGGCGCAAAGGGTGAGACTCTGACTGAGGAGAATGCAAAACGTCCCCAAACTCTTCTGAGGAGCCAGCGTTGTAGTATCGACATTCGGGACAATGTTTGCGTATCGCCTCAAGTTGATACAAAACCGCCATAGCGTTAGTCTCCATGTGATTCACTGGCATTTTCCAACTTACGCCCACAAAAGAATTCGCCGCAAAATTAATGAAGTAATCTGGCTTTTCCTCCGCTATTACTATATCTGTGTTAGCTTGATCTGCAACGTCAAGATCAATAAGCTTGAAGCGTGGATTATCTACTAAATGAGCAATATTCTTGTGGTTCTTAACGCTTAATCTACGAACACCAGCAACAATAAGATGCTCTGTATTTTTCAAGAGGTAGTCAGCCATAAAGCTGCCATCTTGACCTGTGACTCCTGTGATGATTACTTTCTTCATTTAAAATAAACTTCTGAATTAATATTCTTATCGTCTATAAATAGATCATATACAGGTTTGCCAAATTTTAAAGTGTGATATTTCACACCGTAACGTTTAAACTGTTCTTGAGTTACCTCTGACCAGTCCTTACCAGACCCAGAGCCTCTAGCCGTCCAGTATACAATGGTATGACCTTCATCATACAGTTTGTTGATTTTTTCTATCCTGTCAATGATTGGTTTACTATTTTCGTAATCCATACCTTGAGTGTTAAAAATAGTATGGTCTATATCAACATAATAAATCATAAGTTTTTATATAGAAGCTCTGCGATTTTAAATTGCCATTCGTAATCAATATCAAACGCCTCAAGCTCTTGCATCTCGACAAGATGAGGTTCTGGTGGTGACTTCGTATCCATCCAGTTGCCATCGCCAATAATATCCATCCTAGAGGCATATAAGCAATGAGCCGCTTCGTAAACAGGGTCAACAAACTTAGTGTTCATGATGGTGGAGCCTTTCCAATCTGTAAGATTGTTACCATGCTCGTCCCAATAGTAAGTTTTCTTGGGGAACACCGCAAAAGCCCCCTCTTTATCAGACTCTATGAAAGAATCAATGAAAGAATCGATTGTCTCAACTTCTAACAAGGGGTTACAGGCGCTAACTAAAATTACATATTTAAATGGAAGCTTGTCATACCACTCGTAAATTTCAGAAAGTGGTTGGCCTTCAGATTTAGCGGAAGCTTCTGACCTGTGATAAATGTTAATCCCATGATTATTGGCTATCTCCTTCAATTCATCTTCATAAGCAGAGAAATAAATATTGCTTTGAGGAAGGGATTTTAAACATTTTAATTTATTAAAAAGAACATCTACCAGAGTGGTCTCGCAAAATGGCCTAATCATTTTACGAGGAACTCTTTGAGAACCAAGTCTAGCTTGAACTAAAACGCAAATATCTTTTTTATTTTTCATAATGAGATTTTGTTAAAAAAAGTTTAGAGCCATCTGAGAAACGTAAAAATGCATTAGGATACGGATCTTGCAAAGCTCTAATCTTATTATAAATGTTTTTTGCATTCGAACCACTTAATTCTTGTAAAGTTATTTCGCTCTGACTAGGGTTCCTTCTTTTAAAGAAAGAAGAATTTAAATTATCTTGTTTGGTCAGATTTAAGTTGGGGAAATTTTTTAGCATTTCGTATGTTAAAGAGAGTCCTACATCTATTATTCTAGCGAGAATATCTTCTAAGTCACCATCTAAATCAAAAGGCTTCTGGTAAATTATATCCCCAGTATCTATACCCTCATCCATTTTAAATAAAGTTACAGCACTAACAGTTTCCCCATTTATAATTTGATTTTGAATTGGGCTACCACCCCTGTATAAAGGCAAAGGAGATGGGTGCAACATGACAGAGTAATATTTATTTAAAATTTCATTTGGTATTATTTTGCTCCACCCATACCAAAGTATTAAGTCAGGTTTTATTTGATCTATGCAACTGTAGTCAAACTCCATAGAGTCAACCTTTATAAAAGTTATATCTGAGAATCTATCTTCTAGATGAGCATAAATCTTATTAGCCCAATCTCTGTAAGCGCAACACAAAACCTTCACAACTCCCCCCTTATTAACTTATAAGCTTCTGCATTTTCATAACCAGACTGAAGACCTCTGTATGAAGCTAAGGTTTTAATACCTTTCTCGCTTCTAGGGTATGGAAATTCCTTAATTTCTGTTTCATAAAATTCTAAAGCGCCCCATTTATCTTGCACATTTTTTTCTGTTAAGGGATAAAATACATTTGGAGAAAATACTTTGTCAAACCCCCACTCTGTACTACTTAAAACTTCATAAGATAACACCCTTTTCACCAAAGATTGTGGTCTTGTAGCAATAATTGTAGCATCGTAGACTTTGTGGTGATCTTTGTTGCTATCACAATTTGAATGGGTAAAAACAGTATCGGGGGAGAATAATTTTATCTCTTTCTCTATTATCTTATTAATTTCAATTTGAGGAGTATTATCTAATCTTCCACAAGGCAGGTTGTAGAAACAATAATTAGTTACACCTAGAAAGTTTAGAGCTTTTACAGCAAACCCATTTCTTAATTCAATTTCTTTTTGAGCTTCTTCACAAGATGGCTTGTCGTAGCGACATGTCGTTCCTTCAGCGACGAATACAACTTTAAACTCAGCTTGACCCCTCAAATTACTTAAAAGACCTCCGCAACCTAATATCTCATCATCTGGATGAGCTGCCACAATAAGAACTTTATTCATACTCACGCCTTAATAAAGATAAAATATTTGAGTTAACATATTTACCATCATAGAAATAATGATCTCTAAGAATAGCGTCCTGCTTGAATCTGTAAGATTTGAAAAAATTTAATTTTTTATGATCTATGTCATAAATTTCAGCCCAAAGCTTGTTTAAATTTAATTTATTGAAACCATAGTCAAGAATAATTGGGAAAGCTTTGTGTGAATAATTATCATCTATCCATTCAAAATTCTTACCAATATAAAAATGTACATCAGCATGTTTGTTTACCCAATCTATATAAGTTAAACCAGCTACTCCTAAACTTTCACCCTCTAAAGACTCAATAATAAAAAACTCAAATCTATCATCCGATATCATGTTATGATACCAAGATTTAAGTTGGCTAAAAGAAAAATCTCTATATTCTCTAAAATACCTCCTAAGACTCTCGTTGTTTCTCCAAGCCTGAATCTTAGGCAAGTCTGATTCTTCTATAGCCCTCAGTCTTATGTATTCACTCGATATGCTCATACTTTATACAGTCGCCTTTTTGTAAATCGCAAGTGAGTTTTTTACCGACAATAGATTTGGATGGAGGAATACAATTTTCTGGGCAAGGTCTCACTTCATACAGATCCTCCTCACAAAGCTCATAACCCTCGTATAAATCTTTATTTATGCGAATACTTCTTCTTTGTAAGACAACAGTTTCCTTTTCGTTATCTTCAACTTTTTTATCACCGTCACCTAGAGATAATTCAAGAAGTCTAGTCCTATCAACCATATCTCTCCAGCTTTTAGGATTCATTGAAAATGGATGATCTGGACCTTCTCTATTGTTATCGTCTGTGAAATGCTTTTCAACCATAGTAGCGCCTAAAGCTACTGCGCCAAGCACGGTGATATCTCCAGCAGTATGGTCACTTAATCCAAGTTCTATATTTGGATAAAAGTTCTCATAAGTTTTCAACACGTTTAAGTTTATGTATTTATGATTCTCTAAATCAACAGTGTAATTTGTATTGCACTGCATTAAACAAATAGGGATATTATATTCTGACAAAATAGAGACAGCCTCAAGAACTTCTCGCATTTTGCTAGCTCCAGTGGCTACTATTACTTGTTTGCCTTTTGAAGCTACCTTATGCAACATTTTGTGCCAAGTGATGTCGCCAGATCCAATCTTGTAACGAGATACGAATTCATCTAACTCATCAACATAATCAATATCATATGGGGTGGTAAAAAAATCTAAACCAATAGAATCACAGAAATATTTTAATTCTTTTGTCCAATCTAATGGGACAGAAGCGTCTTGATAAACTTCAAAAATAGATTTTTCCCAACCTGACTGATGTGATTGTTTAGAGCCTAAATCATTGAAGCCTTTATCGCTAACAATAGTAGACGCTTTAAAGTGTTGAAATTTTGCCGCATCAGCACCCGCCTCTTTTGCCAAAAGGCATAAATTTTTAGCCCTTTCTAAATCACCATCGTGATTGGCCGCAATATCTGCTATAAAATAAGTTTTTTGCATAAGAAATCTAAACCTTCTAAATAAGGATAAGTGAAGTTATTTTCTGTCGGCACGGTTAAATCCAAGTCGATATTTTTTTTACACGCTTCTAAATTAATTGGATCAATATTTAACTTTTTAGCGACATCCAAAATAAACTGATACTTAGAAAGTATAGAGTCACTACAAATATTTACGACACCAAAATAATCCTTGGAGTAATTAAATATAAAGTTAGCAAGTTGATACACACTAACAGGGTTAAATAAAACATCATCATAACCAAAGAATTTATTACTAGACTTTAAAGAATTAACAGCCCATTCAAAAAGGCCACCAAGCCCATAGATGTTTGCGCGGATAACTAAATCGTCAGGTCTCTGCAAAGTAATATCCTCGCCACTTTGTTTTGATAAATAATAATACCTTAAAGAATCTGTAGGGTTTGTAGAAATATAAATTAATTTATCACAATGATCTTGCAGTATTCTGACTACAGTAGCATGCAGCTTAAAAGCTTTCAACGGCTCAAGCTCACAATAATTTAAATCAGTATAAGCTGCACAATGAATAATTGTATTATACCTTTTGCCGTGAAAAAACTTATTTACTAATTCGAAATTGGTAAGGTCAACTTCACAACGGCCAGATAACAAATCTGCGTCAGGGTAAACCTCTGACAAGGCTTTACCAAGCATCCCACTAGCCCCTGTAATTAAAACACTCATGATGATTTTATACCCCTCCTTATCAAAGATGCCAACTCTACGATGTTATCCCTAACCCAAAGTGAAGAATTGAACTCTGGCCCAGTATACTTTTCCCAATCTTGATAATTCTTATTGGTATACTGAGGGCGTATTTGAAGAAGGTTTTGATCTGGGACTTGAAAAGTAAAATCTAATTCTGTTTTAGCTAACATGTCTTCGTGATGTTTCTCACCAGCTCTAAGACCAACAACTCTAGTCTTTGCTTTTTTATCACATAATAACTCTAAAGCTTTTACGCAAGTAGGAAGAGTATACGAGTCAATTTGAGGAACAAAAACCTCTCCACCTTTGCTGTTTTTCAAAGCTCCAAGAACAGCGTCTACAGCGTCATCTAAAGTAAAAAGAAAACGAGTCATCGACTCAGATGTTAATTTAATTTCACGATCATTCTTGATCCAATCCATAAATAGCGGGACAAACGATCCTCTTGAGGCAATTACATTACCGTAACGTACGGAGGCGAAAATAGTTGAAGTAGAATTGTAATCGTAGTTCGTGAAAATCCTCTCCGCTATAAACTTGCTAGAACCATAAACATTGACAGGAAGGCAAGCTTTGTCTGTAGATACAAGGATACATTTTTTTACATCGTTTTCAATAGCTGCTCTAGCGACATTATCGCTTCCATTAACATTAGTCTTGATGCATTCATCTGGATGAAACTCCATGTCGTCAATTCTTTTTAATGCGGCAGCGTGAATGATGTAGTCTGGTTTGTGGATTTTTAAAGTTGTATTGAACTTATCAAAATCACGAACATCACCAATAACTTTTGTTACATTTGTATCGTCGTTAAAAATAGAAGCTTGCTTCCCTTCATCTCTACTATATATGACAACTTGATTTTTTACCAAAAGCTTTTCAACAAGCTTCTTGCCAAGAGACCCTGTGCCACCTGTAATTAGTATTTTATTACACATTGTCATTGTATTTGATGCCAACAATTATATGGATGCCCTACCCCTAAATTATTAACGATACTATACGGAAAATAATGCTTTAAGTAAAGAGAAAAAAGTTTAAATTGATCAATATAAGATTCATGTGAGTAGTTTTTGTCCCAACCTGTCTTATCAAAAGCGTGTTTGTATTCGGTTGTTTTTTTGTTGAATTTTTTAGGCACTCCATCTACGCCTATACAATCAACTTGTTTTGCACCCAAACTCAGAGCTAATGTAATCAACTTTGGCGAAGCACCCAAAGATTTAAATTGCGCTCTGCATGAGCAAAGAAGAGACCTGTCAGTGTAACGTTTTTGTATTTCATGAACCATTTGACGTTTAAGTTCTAAGTCTTCCATAGCTAGAATGGTATTTTTGCCATCAACATAATCTAAAAACTTAGGGCTTAAAGCTTTTGTCTGATTACCTATTAAATATAAATCAATATTTATTTTAGACGACAAGTCAGATTGGTAGAAATTGTGTAGTGAAAAAATATAATCATAATCTTTATGGTCCCAGTCGTATTCATTTACTGTTGGACCTCCTCCGATAATTAGTATTTTACTATCTTTAAATTTATTTAAATTGTCTAGTTTTTGATATACATACTGACCATTGCAAATATATTCAGATTCGTGAATTACAGATTGTTTTTTTAGCCATCTAACACCCCTGATAGAGTTAGCAAATTTTTCTGAAGTGGAAACAAAAGGGGTTTCTTTTCTATCATTAAAACGATCCCAAGTTTTTTCTGGTGGATAAATCATCTTAAACTAGGTGAATAAATTTTTTGTTGTGCATCCCAAGATGGGTCTATAGGAATACTCATGGCCCCACAAATATTGTTAAATTCCTTTATGAAACCTTTACAGTTCTCATGATCTGTTTTTTTGCCAGTGTGCCACTCAATATATATCGCATTTACATAGGATAATACTTGAGTATCAATCATGTTCTGCAAAATTGAATATTCTGCACCCTCTACATCTAGCTTAAGAATAATATGATCGTCTTTGCTGAAGTTATTTTTTATAAATTCTGACAAGATGACTGGTTGATATTGAACCTTCTCAACTCCACATTTATATTTATCTAGATACCCTTGATATTTTTTTTTGCTCGTTGTGCTTCCCCCGCCTGAACCTTGTATGTAGAATTCAATAACTTCATCTGAACCATAAACAATATTCGGATAAAATTTACAGAGATGATCTACAGGGTGGTATTTAAAAAGTTTAGGATTCCCTTCAAAGCAAAAACATTCAAACTCTTTGTCTTTATCTTTTAGATGTCTAAACTTCCTTACGCTACAACCATCATTTGAACCACAATCTAGAAATATTTTTCTCATTAGTCTAGCTGATACCTTTTTACGTTCCTCTCTGGGATGATAGAAGAGATTCCTTCTGAGTAAGATTCTCTTTTTGTTAATGCTGGCCTAATAAAAAAGAATAAACATTCTCTAGGACTAGACCCCGCCGAGGGAACAGTAGCTCTATGGTAAATATTAGGATGCATCAATGCGTAGGTTCCAGCATTACCAACTAAACTATTTATAGCGTAACCTTCATCGATTCTGTTTTGAGTTTCTTGTGGTGGAATCCTCTTGCCTTTAAAAAAGAACGGTTGACCATTGTGTCTTGGGTGAGTCCTGTTTGTCGGGACCATAGGAAATTCTCCACTACTATTTTGGAGATATTGAAAGCATCCGTTATCTTCTGTTACATCAGTTAGATAGATAACCAATTTAAGAAACTGATCTGGACAGTCATCATAATGCCAAAGCCATGAGCTATCAGGATTAACTCCGGGCTTGTTTCTATAGCAGTGTAAAATTTCTATTTGGGCGTTTGATTTAAATACCTTCTTTTCAATTTCTGGCATGATAGTGGAAAACAACTCATCAAGCTCTGGTATATCTCGCCATCCATTTAAATGTGTCGCCCACTGATTTTCTAAAACATCTTGTTTGTTATTAAGCTTATGGTGAACTTGTTCTGCTATTTTTTTTACAAGAGTTAAATACTTTTCGTCCTTTTCAAATATTTCCTGATCTAACCTGAGATCATAAACGTCATTATAACCGCTCGCACAACTTTCTTGGAAAGTTTTTTTGCATAAATTGTAGTGTTCTTTATAGGTATTCATCTTTGTAAGTGGTACATTGATCTCTGGTCGCCAAGATATACTATCTCAACACCATGTTTTTCTAAATGTTCTCGCAACTGATATTCGACGTTATCTCCAAATCTATCCCAACAATCTTTGTATTTTGGATCGTAAGGATATGGTTCACTCTTGAGATACAAAGAGCTAAATATATCCATAACGCGAGGAGAGCCAAAGGCAAAACCATCACACAACATCTCGTCCATGAAAATCATTGGGGCTACACAACTCCATCCACCAAATAAAAATATCTTGTTTTCAGAATTGAATTGTGTTTTGTAAATATCCTTTACAGGAATGTTTACGAAAGGATTAAACTCAAACCTACACCGAATAATAATATCGTAGTTGCCTTCAATCATTTGATGGCATTGATGCATTTTCCATAACTGCCTTTTCCGAAGCCATTGCCACTTAGACATGTTTGAATCGTTTAACGTGTCTTCTAAAGATTCATTTTCTATAAACTGTTTTTTTGTTTTTACAAGAGATAGCAAGTGTTCAACTTGGGAGTCATCAATTTTGTAAACAATTCCATATGAAGGTTGGTTTTTTCTCCAACCCTCCCCCGACTTTAGATACTCATAGACTTCTGAACTAGGCTTAAGTTGAGGTCTATTCAAAGTCTTGTGAGAAACAACATTAGATGTATATGCGTAAATGTCATCCACATCATCCATGAATGATTGCTTTTGCGAATTTAAAGCTTTGTCAAAAGCTCCAATTTGCCCACTATAACACAATGCTGTTTTCATAACTGCTTTACATTATCCAGTATACCCTCATAAATATTATCACTGGATAGATCATTAAAATTTTCAGAGTCGATTTTTAAATCATTTAACATGTATTCGCAGAATACTCGCATTTGATCTTGAAACTCTTTTACACTATTGAATGGAGGAGGCTTTTTATCCTTCTCAAAAAAATGTTCATTAGTTTTGAATCCATCTAAACCTATAAAATCTATTTTTGATGCCCCAAATAACTTAGCTAATACACAAGCTCTAGGGACATAACCAAGCCTTGAGAAATATCTTGTTAACCAAATAAACGTTAAGGGGTAAGCTTCTCCAAGCTTTAACAAGTTAAAAGCTGGCCTTCTGGCAGAATGATCAAAGCCTAATATGGGATTATGATTGTTTACATATTCCAAGAACTCAGGGTCGTTAAAATCAACTTCGTCACCAATTAAAGCTACATGAACCTTATGTTTCTTTAGGGAGTCGTTTTTAAAGAAGTGATTACAACTAAAAACTAAATCATAAGATTTTATTTGATCGTCTGTCAGGTTTTTAGATGATGGGCCACCACCAATAACTAAAACCGACTTGTCTTTTACAAAGCTAAAATCAATATTAGATTTTATAAATAACTCATCAGTTGTTTTAGTCTCTCCAAAGACTTCATCGAACATAAAACTTTTAAAGAAAGCATCTCGTAATTTTTGAGATACTTCAGTCCAATTTTCAACTTTAGATTGGAAAGAGAACCAGCCTCCTTGGAAAATGTCTTTCCTGTAAAGACTCATTAACTATTCCTGAGTTTTTTTCTTACTTCCGCTTCAGTTTCTGTAACTGAGATCTTGCCATCTCCAAAAGATTGTTCTAGTTCTCTAACTCCACTAACGAGCTTGAAAAGACCTTGAGGCTCAACCGAAGCCATGTGATCAGAACCCCACATAGTCCTGTCAAGGGTTACATGACGTTCAATAATACTTGCCCCAAGATAAACTGCGGCCACAGTAGTGCCAAGCCTAAACTCATGTCCACTGTATCCAACTTGGCAACCATATTTGTCTTTTAGAGTTTTAACACAAGAAAGATTTAATTCTTCTATTGGGGCTGGGTAGGACGAATTACAATGTAAGACTGCGTAATCCTTAGCGTGAGCTTTTAGAATATCAACAGCTTCATCAATCTCCTCTTCAGAACTCATTCCCGTAGAGATAATTACTTTTTTACCAGTCTCGCAAGTTTTCTTTAGAAGTTCTTTATCTGTAATGCTCGCAGATGCAATCTTAATAAAAGGGATATCGTATTGATTAAGAAACTCTAAGCTATCTAAATCCCAAGGTGAAGCACTCCAAGCTATACCTTTCTCCTTGCAGTAACGGTCAATCTCATCATACTCCTCTTTGCCAAACTCAACCTTGTATTTGTAATCAAGATATGTCATCTCTCCCCAAGGAGTGTCGCGCATGACAGACTTTTGATGTTCTGGGACGCAAACATCTGGATTGCGCTTTTGGAATTTTACCGCATCACAACCAGCAGCAGCCGAAATATCAATAAGCTTTTTAGCTGTATCTAAATCTCCATTGTGATTAATGCCAATTTCTGAGATGATATAAGTCTTTTCCATTACTAAAGATAGTAGCCATTTTCATAAAAAAGTCAACATAAAAATTCTTCAGACGATTGATATAACCGCTCTCTTTGATGGTTGTCAGGTCTATTATCAGGATAATCCGTATGCCTTACAAATTTGTATCCAGTAAAAGATTGTCCAGAATGTAGATGCCCGGGTAGATCCTTACACGGAGTAATAAATACGTTTTCGTAAAACGCCTGTTTCCAAGGCTTGGTTCTTATATCACAACCATTAGCCAATAAAAAATAAAAACCAAAACATTGTTCTGGGTAGTCTAACTGTATATTTGGTAAGAAGCTTTGTTCTGCATTTAGAGTCATCATGAAGCATCCATCTTTGATTACTTCAGACTCACCACCAAACAGATGTGAAGAAAAGCAAAAGTTATGAATTTTCCAGAACCCATTATCTGTAGTATAAACTTTCTTAGGATTTTCCCTCATGTTGTCTACAAATTTAGAGAGGTCTGGATAGAGTTCGTCACTTCTAGCTCTTATAGCGTATTTTTTCGTGACTAACCTACTGCCCTTCCAAGTTGTAAAGGCTTGAAAGAAACGACAGCCTTGGTTGTTGATTTCCCGCAGGTTTTGTGGATACTTACTTAATACTAATTTATATTCCTTGCTAGTCTTGTTAAGTAAATTTAAATCTTCATCTTCCCAAGTCGAAACAATCACTTCCCCAAATCCTTGACTGTAATAGCTATCCACAGCCTCAAAAGTCCTATCGTCTATTGGCCCTGTGATTATTATGGATATTTCTGAATTATGCATTAAGCTGCTGCTTGGCTATATTTTTAAATCTATTTAAATCATGCTTGGATAAATCGACCTCGACATTAACCTTGTTTTTGGGGTCTACATAAATAGAACCAAAGGCTGACAGTTCCTTACAAAAATTAACATGATCACATTCTCCGTCAGTTGACCATTTTACTTGTTTAATTATATCTGTGTAAGATAAAGCGAAGCCTCCAAAAGCTGAATTACACTTGATTACATTTCCTAGAGACCAGTTCATTCTGTCCAATCCATTTTTAAATGGACAATCTGTCCAATATAACCCCCTGTTGTTTGATTTGTCTAGCAGAGGGTAAACATCATAGTAGGAATCTGGAGATATTCCAAAAGCGTAATCTGGGATGTTTTGCCTGACATTTGGAGTGACCAACACTGCATCTTCTAATCTTTCTATCAGTTCTAAGTGTGACTCTAGATTGGATTTATCAAAGTTAACATCGGAGTCCACCATCAATGTATACTTAGAAGAACTGTTTTTGAGTAGATTTTTGCATTTGTTTCTAAACTCACAAAGCATTTGCATCCTCTCTTTATTTTGGACACTGCCAAAACTTTCTGCATCCAAATTTTCATGAAGAAACTTATGGGTTCTTTTCTCCAGCCACTGCTTTAACAAAGGTACAGTGGAATCTTTTGAGTCATTCTCGTAAAAGTAATACTCGAAATCGTAGTCAAGAGACTCTAAATCTTCTAACTGACTTAAAGTTTTAACAATATGTGGCTCGCTATCGCGCCACAAAGCATAAACGGCTATGATATCTCTCATGCTAATGCATGATTATACCCTAAATCTCTTCTTCTTCAATGATTTCTCGTACGCTCTCTAAGAAAGGTAAAGCGTTTAATAAATCTTGATGATCAGCAAAACCTTCATCATCCCAAACCCACTCACTATAAACTTCTTCTTCGTCCCAAGCTAGGACTTCATTAGAAACCATCTTACTAACAGGTTTTTTCGACCAAAACCTACAACTCCAATAACGAGGAGTCGTTTTGTCTTTAGCTGTATCGCATTTATGCCTAGCCCTAAAACTACGACGACGAGCTGGATCATCCCGTTTGATTTCCATATTAGGGTCACCAAACTTAACCATAATCACATTGCCAGTCTTTGGGTTTTTTACATAAACCCCATACTTCTTTTTTCCGTCTTTTAGTCGGAAAGGCTTATTCAAGGTTTTCTTTTCTGCTTCTGTATATTCAAGATCTTCTGTTGAATCATCTTGCTCCCACTCATTAGCCCCAGCCATAACTAGATCAAGGTGAGCAACATCAAACTCAATATTAGCAAAATCAATAAAAGCTTCGCCCTCTTTCTCAAGGTAATACTCTTCAGAGCCTTTCGCTACGTCTTGATCAGCAGCGCGGTAAGACTTTTTGACTTTACCCCCCTTAACCATTTTAAGGAACATATTAACGCGAGCCATAGCCCACTGACCCCTAGTCTTTCCGGGGCGGTGACTGGAGGAGAAAGCGCCAGCACCGCGACGATAAATTTTCTTTAGTTGACCAAGGGTGACTTTTTTAGAGTGCTTCTCGTTATGTTCCTTAACTTTATTTTTAAGAGAAGTGATAACTTTTGCAGAAAATGTAATTGAGCCTCCTTTCCCGCCAGCAGAACCCTTCTTATTCTTACTAGAACCTTTTTTACGCTCTGATGGTTTTGCAGGAGTTTGCGCTCCACTTTTTGGGCCACCACGCTTTGCAGCTTCAGATTGCTCCAAAAGTTCTTTAATTTTCTTAGAAAAGTCCAACTCCATTGTATTTTCCTTTACACTTATTTTAGATATAAATGAAATCAACCTTCACAAGATTTACATTCCATCATGGATCTTGCTAATTCTTGACTAGGATTGGCGCTTCTCTGGTAATAAAACCCCTTCAATCCGTTTTCCCAGCCATAAATCATTAACTCACTAACTTCTTTTGCAGGAATTTTTGGAGCCACCATGATATTCAGAGATTGCCCTTGGTCAATATACTTTTGTCTTTGGGCCGCTTGAATAACGATTTCTTTTTGGCTGATTTCTCCGAAGGTCTTGAAGATATCTTTTTCTTCATCCGAAAGGAAGAGCAAGTGTTGGACGGAACCGCCAGTTTCAAGGATGCTCATCCAAGTCTCTTGATTATCCTGACCCTTTTCAGATAGGAGTTTTTTGAGGTAAGGGTTTTTGAAGGTGAATTTTCCTTTGGCTAGATTTTTGGTGAAATAATTACCATTGAGAGGCTCGATAGATGGAGAAACCTGACCCAAGATAAACGAGCTACTTGTAGTTGGAGCAATAGCTAGGGTGGTCGTATTTCGACGACCATACCCTTCACAATACATAGGCTCCCCTAAACCTCGCGACAATTCTTCTGTCGCTTCATCTGCACGACTACGGATAGTCTTCCAAATGGAACTATTCTGCATTTTAGCCTCCATACTTTCAAACCCAATCGTTTTGCTTTGTAGATAAGAGTGCCAACCAAGAACCCCCATGCCCAAAGCTCTGTGACGCTTAGCAAAGTTATGAGAAGATTCCATGAAGGGAATGCGCTTTGTTTTTAGAATATACTCCTCCATTACTGCATCAAGAAACGCAACCAATGTCTCAATAGCGTCAGTCTCTACAATGTCATCCCATCTAACTAGATTCAGAGAAGATAAACAACAAACAAAAGATTCATCTTCTTTTGAAGGCAAGCTAATCTCATTACAAAGATTAGAAGCATATATCTTCATGTCTTTGTCTTGATAACATTCTGGTGCGTTATTGTTGGCGGTATCTTGGAAGAATAAGTATGGATAGCCAGTTTCAAACCTCTTCTTGATGATTAAAGCCCAAATCTGACGCTTATCAGAGTCGCCCCCAATCATTGATTTCATCCATTCATCTGTAATAGTCACAGCGAAAGACATGTCTTGAATCGCATTGCCTTCACTCTTAATACGAAGAAACTCTTTTACGTCAGGATGTTCAATAGGGAGGTA